GTTGGGCTGTTGTCAGGGCGCCTAAAACGGTTTCTACGCTGTTGTAGCGCGGTTCGGGGGTGCCATTTAACAGGTACGTTGAGGCGTCGGCTAGTTCGCTGTCGTCTAACAGGCTGTTTGTAATGCTGTTTGTTTGCACAAAAAACGCGGCTTGGCTTGCAAGGTCGTTGGCTGTTGCGCTGCTACCGCCTAGGTTTTCTATGTATACGCGGTTGGTTACGGCGTCCGCTTCAAAGGTAATACCTAGCGCGTCGTAGGGTATGGCTGTTCCGTCGTCGTGGAAGTCGGCTACTGACCCGCTAAGGGTTTGCGATACTCGAGGCGTAAAGGTTAAAACGCCGTCGCGTGACATAAAGAGGCGACCAAATTCGGCGGTTTGGTTTATTTGCGTTAAATAGTTTAGGGCGTTGGTTCCTGCCGGCACGGTGTAGGCGCTGTCGTGGCCTAGGTCTACGGTGCCTGCGTTAATGTTGCGCGCTGCACCCGTTGGGTAGTCAACTTCGGGCAGGTCTAAAACTGTTGTTATACGTTGGCCGCTTGTTTGTACGGTTACGTTTAGTTCGTCCATATAGGTTTGCCCTAATAGGTAGAAATCGTCTGAACAGTAAACGGTAACGGTATCTAATCCGCCCAAATTAAAATTGTACTCATAATTCACAACGCGCCCACGAAAAAGGTACTCGGCGTTGTTGCTTGCGTCGTAACGCACAAAATAAACCTGCCGCAAAGGCGCTAAACCGGGCAACGCTTCGGGGGTGTTGTAATACGGGCCATTTTCGTCGAATGGATTAAAAATGCCGTCAACGTCAAATATGGTAAATGTCATTGTTCCGGCTACGAATTGGTCGCCTTGGTCTCGTCTGCCGCGCCGTATGTTTACTTGTGTTGTGCTTTCGGTGACGTTTGCGTAGTCGTCGGTGCCGTCAAGTACATAGGTTGTGTTATCTAATACGCCTTTTAAATAGTCGTCTAATACAAACGCGTTTACGTTAAAGCCGGTGTCTATGAAAAGGCTGTAGTTTCCCGCTTGGGTTATGGTGCTGCCGGGCATTATCTAAAACCTGCTATTGGTATGTCTAATGGCCCGTTTTGGCGGGCTAGTGCGCGTAGGCCGTCTTGTGTTACGCGGCCAATTTCGGCGCTGGTTGCCATGCCGCCGGTGACGTTGACCGTAAAGTTTTGGGTTACGCCGCGCATTGCCTGATGTTCCTGCATACTTTGTATTTGTGCGGCCGTTGGCGCGGGTGCTGCTACGGCCTGACCTGCGGTTATTTGTGTAAACGCAATGTCTGTTTGGGCTTGTTGTAAAAGCGCGTTTAGGCGTTTGGTGCTTAGGTTTGGGTTTTTTAATATCTTTTCGTATTTCGCTAAAACGCTTTCGAGACCTGCTACTAGGGCTTTTCCTTGGTCTACGCCGGCTTGGTAGAAACGGCCTGCCGCGTCGAGGCCTAACATATCGGCCACGCTGTTTACCGAATTAACAAGCGCGTTTACACCGTTAGGGCCTGTAATGGCTTCCTGCCCACCGGCTACAAGTTCGGCAGCGATAGCGGCGCCGGCTTCCGCGCCTGCGTCTAATACGGCTGTTAACGCGGATTGGCTAAGGCCACGTTGTAACAACAATTCAACGTTGCGAGCATATTGTTTTACCCCGACTACTTGGTCACGCAAACCCTCAAGGAAACCGCCGCCAGTTTCTACGCCTGCCTCTTTGGCGTCTGCAAAACTAAACCCGCTTTTAATGCCGTCGGCAACAGATTGGCCAAAGTCTTTAAACGCGTCTCGTGCGTCGTCTAATTGGTCTTTAGCGTCATCTAAAGCGTCTGCCAATTTGTCTTTAATAACGTCGTATAGTTCGCTTATTTTTTTTGAAGCGCCGCCTGTTTCCTCTTGCTGTTCGCGTAATTTGCGGTTAAATTCACCGGCAGCGTCGGCGTTACGCATTGTTTGTTGGGCACTAAATTTGAGGTTTTCGTTATAAGCGCCTGTTTCTTTAGTGTTTTCAAACGCTTTACGCAACAGGGTTAGCGCACTCCAACCAAGCGTAACGACGTTAGACATTTTTGAAGCAATGCTTGTGAATTTGTTTATTTCGTCGCCGCTATCTTTAACGGGCGCGGGTAGTTTGTTAAATGCTTGCGCTAAAAAGTTTATGTTTGCAGTAGCGGTTTTAGCCTGTTCAAGAAACGCGGCGCCAAACTTGGCCTGTAGGTCTTTAAATGTTGCCGACAATGTGCGGGTGCTATTAGCAAGGCCGTCGCTTGTACGCATAAAGTCGCCTTGCGCGTCGCCTGTTTGTTTAAAAATAGCCGATTGTGCGGCCAGTATCTTTTGTTGTGCGGTAAGCGCGCCTTTGCCGTCATAAATTCCAAGGGTCATTGCCTCTTGTTTGAGGGTTGCGTCATTAAGCAAAACACCGTAACGGCGCAACGGTTCACTTTCGCCGCGCAATGCAGCGCCAATAGCTTGTACTGCTTCCTCGGGTGTCGTGTTATTAAACGACGCAAGGTCGGTAGCAAGTTGTGTAAAATCGTTGCTAAATACGGCAAGGTCAGTACCGGCTAAACCTGCTGCTTTACCAAACGTACCGAAAACGCCGGCAGCTTCTAAAACCGCTTGCTTTGATTGGCCAAGGTTTTTAGCGGCGCTACTAGCAAACTTTTCTACGTCGCGCGCACCCTTGCCAAATACTACGTTTACTTTGCTAAGGCTTTCTTCCATGTTGGAAGCCGCTTTAATGGCCGGGCCAAGCACACTCTGAACCGTGCCAAATGCAAGGCTTAAACCACCAACCGCGCCCGCAACAGTCTTAGCGCTAGTGCCAAAACTTTTAAGTTGTTTGTCGGCGGCTTGTATACCCGTATTAACAAACGAGGTAATAATAGGTATGTTAATTGCCATTATTTGTACCTCTGTTTAAGTTTTTGGTTGGTTTTTGCCTCGACGTCTGCAAGTACTAATTGTACTTCCTGTTGTACTGCGGGTTTGTTTTTCGCTACTGCTTTGTCAATTACGCGGGGTTGTGGGCCACCACCCGCAACGTTTAGGTTTGCTACAAATAGGCCTTGGGTATGACGCCCTGCATGGTCATAAATTGCAGCTGCCGCGTCTGCGCTTTGCACGGTCATTAGTCGATACGGTTTAGCACCAAACGGTATTTGTTCTGTATGTGTTTGTACTCCGTCAGTAAATCGCGCAAACTCTACATAACGTTCTTTTGTCGCCCGGCTACCCACTTTTACTTTAAAACCTTTTTTAACGGCGTTTGTGTCCCACCGTACCTCGCGGCCTTTAATGAGGTTTCCGCGACGCATACCCGATAGTGGCGCGCCTTTAACGCCAACAATGGTAGTAACCATTTGTCGGGCTTCTTGCACCATAACGTCGCCTGCGCGTTTAATTCGTTTGGTAACGTCGCGTCGGTACGTCGGGTCTATTTTGTGCAATAGCGCAAGGGTTTGTTGAATACCTTTTACCTCTAGTACCTGTTGCGCCATGGTTGTTACCTTTTGTTTCTATCCCCCAAAACTTTAACCACGGTGGCTAGGTCTTGCGTGTCAAATACTTGCGCGTACCAATGCGGCGCCCAACCTGTTGCTACTAACAGTTCTGCTAGTTGGCGTCGGTAGGTGCCGCTTGGGTAGGGTTTGGGGCCTCTTGTTCCCGTACCTCGATATGGGTAACTTGTTGGCAGTACTTGTCAAATTCAATAGGTACGGTAATCTTGTTTTGTTTGCTTGCTTCCCAAGCCAAATAAAGCAAATCCTCAACACCAATACCGTTTGCCATGTCGGCCGCTTTACGTTTAAAACGACGTTCCCATAACACAATGGTAAATAGGTTTGTACTTACTTGGTAGGTGCCCTCATGGTTGGTTACTTCAAGGGTTAATTGCATTTAATGCCTCTTTCGTGTCGGGCCGATTATTCGGCGCTAATTATGCTACGGAGTACTGGCCGCCAACAAACGTTACGTCAAAAGTTGAAAGCTCGCCCAAGGTCGCCGATACGACTGGCATTTCAAGCAACGCGCAATTTTGCAACGTAAACAATTCACCGGCTGCGTCTACCACGACTGTAATGTCGTCGTTGCCTACCAATGCGGCCAACGTTGCGTAAGTTTCTGACGCCGCGTATGACTGGTAAAGGGTCAGGGTTACTTCATGGTTTCCTAATCCTGCCTGGTACTGACGCGAGGTTTGGCCAAATGTGGTGTATTCAAGTTGGTCAAAACGGTGCGTAAAAGTAGCTGCGGTGCATTGGTCGGTAAGCGAAACGCTGTTAACCGACACGCCTGGGGTTGCGAGATAAGTACTGGTAGCCATGTGGTGTTACTCCTTGTGTGTTGCTTTCTTATTTTTAGCATTTTTTTTGGGTGTTGGTGTGGATACTTCGTCCGTAGGTTCGTTAACTATTTCCTCGATAAACCCGTAGTGCAAAAGCGCAGGTACGTTAATACCCGGCTTGGGTACAAATTCGGCGCCTATTTGGCCGATACGTGGACTTTTAATAACGTACATGGTGTCCTAACTGGTTTGGGCTTGCATTTCAATAGTTAAATCATAGGCGGCTAGTTCGCTTCCGCCGATTATGGCAATAGTTGGACGTCCGTCCGTTACGGCAATGTTTTTGTTTAACAGTTTGGCCGCCATGTTCATTAAAGACCTTTGCGCGTCAAGGTTGCCTGGCCCAAGGGTTATGAGGCGTACGGGAAACGTTATTTTTACAATGTTGTAGTTAAACGCAACAAACGACGGCGCGTCGATAAAAGCGCACGGCGGTACAAGGTTACGCGGGTCATTCACCACCTGTAGCCCTGTAATGGTCTGTAACGTCGCTGTAAGGTCGTCTAACGCTTCGTTAAATAGGTCTGTGTAGGCAACAGGCATTTAAAATACCGACGGTCTATCGACGCCTAACAGTTGTTTAATCATTGGGCTAAGACCCATAGACCCACCGGCCGCTAAACCGTCAAACCCTGCAAAGTCGGTTACTGAACCACGTTGACGGTACAAAAACCCTGCATAGGCAATAGTGCCCAAGGTAACCGACGAATTAGGCGACGTCGTAAGGCTGTCTTTGTACCCTGCTTCTTGACGTCGGCGGTAACAAAATTCGTTAGCTGCCTGACGACATTGGGTAATAAAGGTTTGGTCTGCAGCTGTTGCTGTACCAATCCCTAACCAATCCTCTACCTGGCTATCGGTTGTAATCCACGTACAAACAGGCGTTGTAGTCAATGTTCCCGTAGCCGGCGCAATAATTACGTTATCTGCGGTTTTTGCGTACAGTACTTGGTTTTGTATTGGCTGTTCGAAATCGTATTCGAAAAACCCGTATTCGTTTACGCCAGTAAATCTGAATTGTGGCAGTTCGAAAACGGTGTAACCCGAACCGTTAAAGGTTGCGTCTACACCTGTAACGGTAAAAGACTGTCCAACCTCTAACGGGTCTGCGTTAGTGAGTAATACCAATACCGCGTAGTTGTCTACGAGGTATTTTTGTTTGACCGAATAAGCGGCCATAGTTGGCCTACCTTTCGGGTGTTAAGCGTTTACCAGTTTTACAAACTTGGTTGCGTCTGCCATGAACGCGGCTGCGTAGCCACGGAAAGCAATCGTTCGGCCAAGTGTGCTTGGTACGTCAATTGAAATTGCACCCTTTTGCTGTTCGTAGAATTCGAAGCCAGCTGCTGGGCCTGCTGCATGTCCTACGACACCGCTAATGGTTCCGGTTGTGGTTCCGCCTGCCATGTTCTTGTCAACAACAAGTACCAAGCCCAATGGGT